TGAATAATATATATTAAACGCATATGAATCATTGTCAGGATTTTTTCTAAAAGCTGAATCTAAATTAGAATTAAAAAAATATGCTTCATTAGTAAAAGGATTAATTTCAGGAATGGATCCAACATAATTTGCATATAATGCTAAATGATTATCAGATGTACTACCTGATCTCATTGTAAATGATTTATTAATTTGTATAGGAGTTATTTTAGTATCAGATCTGTCAACACGTTTAAATACTTGAGGATGTGTTCCGTTTTTATCTTTAATAATGTTTGGCATAATAGTAAAACCCCGCTATACTTTTATTATAAATATAACGGGGATAAAATCAATGATTAATATTCAAGTTTTACACGAACATTTAATTCTCTCTTTTTAGATTTAAGTAAAGGCTTACTTAATTTAGCAATTGCTAATAATTCTCTAGAGTCATTATATAATCCCACAGTTGTTATATATGATTTTGGATCTCCAATAAAGTCATCTTGGAATATATCACCTTGGTCTCCAGTTACATAAGATGGATTATTAGAATAATTAAAATCTCCATTTTTTACTCTAACAAAATAGAATGTGCTAGAAACAGTTTCTTTATTTCTTGCTTTAAATCCTTTTTGACCTGATACATATGATCCAGATATTGAATGATGCAATCTATAATGATTACTTCCATTTGAATTTGATCCTGTATTAGTTTGGAATCCCATTTTATTATCTAAAATATTACCATCTAAAACAATAGTACTATGATCACAATATACAAGTCCGTAATATACAGGAGCAGCTGGGTTATGTACTCCATTAGCAATACTACCAGAAACAACATAATATACATTACCAGCATCTTCATTCGAAGCAGATGCTATAGTTGAATCATCAATTAATGTAATAGTTAATGCAGAAGCACTTACTTCAACACTACCAGTTGCGTCTAAAGCAGCTGATGAAGATAAAGTAGATATTGGTAGTTCAAAATTTCCTGGATCTAATTTTTCTTTAGTTCTATTTCTTTGGAAGTTTACAACATATATAGAATCGGTACTTCCAGAAGATGGCGTTAAAAATCTATTAACTCCTTTTGGTAATAACAATTGTTTATATTGACTATAAATAGCTCTTGTTGCAGAGTCATCGATACTATCACTAAGGATAGATCCACTTCCTAATGCATTTCCATATGCGATCGCATATTGTATTGCAGATCCAGTTGCAGAAGGTAATTTTTGAAATACATTAACATAATACGGAGATTGAGCAGCCGTCATTGATTGTGTAAAATAAGTTCTTAATTCTGTTAAGTTATCACTCCATAATCCAGCCGTTACTATTTCTTTTGTTGCATCTATAACATCGCCATTTGCTTCAGATAAATCAAATACTTGAAATGTTTTTCCACCATTTAATATAGCATTTTGATTTTGTATCTGAGTAACATAATCATCAACAGCTTGTCTTTGTATTTCTGCAATAGTAGCTGGAGCTATATCTCCACCAGTTCTAGGATCTTGTACAACTGTTTCATTTGAAATATTTCCTGTTGCTTGAGCACCTTGACCAACAGTAACGCCTTCTGAATTAGATAATGCTTCTAACTCAGCAATTCTAGCTTGAGCTGTTGCCGCATTTGGACTAGTAGCTTCAATTGCTGCTACAACTTCTGGTGAAACTGCTCCTTGATTTGGTAATTTTTTTAAATCTATTATTTTTTTATTCATTAGTTAACTCCTATTAACCTCTTTGTGCAGTTGCTAAATTAACAGCTTTTACAGTTAAACTTATACTAGTGCTACCGCCGGTTTCATTTCCTACGATCGTAATAGTAGCTGTTTTGTCTTTTGATAATTGTTTTCCTACCAACCTAAATCCACCTTTACTCAATGCTGCCACACTAGTAGCTTCTGCATTTGCAGAAATGCTAGGTACAGTTGGTAAAATATTACTAGTAATTTCTTGTCCTACGGCAGATGTAATTAATGCAGTAGATGAATCAGATAAAATTGCTGAATATCCAAATGTAGAATTTGCATTATTTAATCCAAATGTCGAAGCCTGTATAACAGCTGACTGTCCTGCGTTTAATATTATACTTGTTTTGTCTACTTGTACCGTTGGTATTCTTGTTGTAGTATTATTATCTAATGTTAGCAATCTACTTTTCATTGCTTGAGTTTCATCCGGAAGCGCTTCTGTTAATGGTAAATTTTCTATAACTATACCATAATAGTCTGTTCCTAATGAATGATTTGGATTCCATAAATCATAATCAATTTCATCATCTGCTAACGCAAATTGTGTTATATTAAAAGACCCATCTCCTTTAGCTAGTAATTCACGACCCTTATTTGTTAAGATTGCGTCTACTGTTACAGAAGTGTTATCTAAGTATCCCATTGTTATTCCTTTTTTTTATATAAATATTGCGTTCTAAAAAAAAATGCTATATTATTGTTTTTATTATTAATTATCATTTGACATCAAATAATCCTTTACTTCCAGGCGGTTCTATATATAATTTATTTCCTGTAGTTATAGAAACTTCAATAACTGGCTTTCCATCTGGAGTATCTTTTGAATTAACATTGTAATCCGGACTAGATATTTTACATCCATTGAATCTATGATTAGCTATTCCGGTAGGAAGATAATCTTGAAATTCAGCTACTCGTAATTCAGATCCGGTAATACCTAATTTATATCTGGTTTTGTTAAATTCTGATAATCTACTACTAGTTATGAATACAGATATAGCTTCTGACTCCCAATAAGGTGTAGATGATGTGACAAATGAACTACCTGAAAAAATTATACTAGTATGCGAATATATAGTTCCAGCATAAGGATCTTTATTAGTTATTAATCTTGCGTTATAATTAACAGCGGTTCCTTCTATACTAAAAAATTCTAAGTTACTATTTCGTAATTTACAATCATAATCTATTAATGCAATACTATTAACGTCTGGCTTAGTTTCAACAGATCCAGATGCAGTTGTTTGATAAGCACCATCTATATCCGGGTTTGTATCAAACGATCCAGATGTTGTTGTTTGATACGCACCATCAATGTCAGGCCTGGTATCAAATGAAGATGACGCAATAAATTGATCGACTGCTTCTATGAGATTATCTCCAATTATCGGAAGTGATCCTGAACCAACAAATTGGTCTATAGCTTCTATAAGATTATCTCCAATTACCGGTATTGAAGCCGATGCAAATGATTGCCATTCTCCTTCTATGAGATTATCTCCAATTACCGGTATTGAAGCCGATGCAAATGATTGCCATTCTCCTTCTATGAGATTATCTCCAATTGCAGGTAATGAAGCCGACGCAAATATCTGCAATTTGTTATCATTTATGTCTGGAGCGGTAAATAATTTTGTTGCAAAATTTTCTTGAGAACCAGATAAAATTTCAAAATCTCTAAATATATCACCTTCTGGATTCAGTCGACTTGCACTAGGAATAACAACCTCAGGTACGTGTATTTCAGAAAAATGAGTCTGATTTAATTTTGATATTTCTGTTAATGCAGTGTCTTTACTTCTTTCGATAATAGTTGGTTGTATTAATAATCCTAATATTTTTTCAGATCTAGCAGGTAATAATTGTTCCAATTGTTTAAAAAATGATAAATCAAATAACGAAAATATTCGTAGATATGAATTCATATCATTATGTGTTGCATATTTTTTCCAATACTCACGAGACGTATTAATTAGATCAGGATATGTATATCTATTTTCTTTTGCACGTGGATCACCAATTAAATCGTCTAATATTGTAAATCCTAATTGAGCAATAATATCATCATTGATCATTGTTTGTGGAGAATAATATATCCCTAACTTATTAGAGTCTAATGGAGCAGTATCAAATGCATTTCTAGTAGCTCTATTTTCTACATTTAATGTGTTAAGTAATTCAGTTGATTCAATTCTTACTTTATTATCATCAAACGTACCGCCTCCTAATGATATTCCATCAAAATAATATGTTTCTTCTATAGAATCGTATGGAGTACTATTTGTCCAAGCAGGATATCCAGATCCAGTAAATGATGCTGATATAGTTGTTTTGATATCAGGTTGAACTCCAGTTAAACTACCAGTAGCTGCGTGATTAACTTTTTGAGTTAATGGGGTTCTAAAAACTAATTCGTCATATGCATCAATATTTCCGTCATATGCAGAAGGCGCTTTCGTATGATTAGTATATGGAGCATTATTTAAACTACCAGTCCACATACGTAATTCTTGTACTTGTCCTAATAAACGACTTCCACCAGATGTGCCTCCTATTAATACAGTTCCAGGATTAGAAAACGACCCAGTTGCTGATGCAGAAACAGTATTAATAATTTTTCCAAATTTTGATTTTTTTGCTAATACTTCAATACTATTATTAGAACCAGTACGTAATAATGCAGTTAAATAATCACCTTCAAACATTTCAATTTCAGCTGATGAAGTACCATTAACTTGTATTCTTCCCATTGTTCCTCTAGAAAATTCTAAAGTTACATCATTACCGCCGGCGGAGAATAAATTCATTGTTCCTGGAACTAATGGGTTCTTTAAAACATTGTCAGTTCTAAATCTTAATTCAACAGCTCCAATTGTTTGATTATAGTCAACTCTAACAACGCCGGTTGTATTTTTAATTAAATCTAGTGAATAATCAAAATTTAATTTTTCA